GAGAGAAGACATCTACAGCTGACAGACGTTACCAAATTGCAGAAGCTTTGGGCATCGCTTCACAACATCAAGCTGACTATAATTTTACTAATGGTTTAGAAGCATTCCTAAATAATGTAGCAAGAAATGGTGCTAAGACTGGAGCCAGGATTGCACGTAATGCTGTTCCTGGCGTAGGCACAGCTATGGCTGCTCAAGACACAGCTAATTACGCACAAGAGTTTATGGAAGATCCAAACCTTCTGAATGGTGCCCAGACACTTCTCAACGGTGTGTCTACAGTTGCCAATGGTATTGGTGACGCTGCCCTGTCTTCTGTTGTGGGAGCACCTGTTGCTGCTATCGCTGAGAAGGTTGCAGCTGGAGCAGAGGCTGGCAACGGACTACTCCAAATGATTGAAGATACATTCAGTGGTCAGGATGAAGAAGAAGTTGCCTCAGAGGCCCCTACAAGCCTCTCTAGCTAGCCCAATCTTCCACTTAGGTAAGTATCTATATGAGCAACGTTTTAGAGGCCTTACAGGCCGATTTCAAGCTGTTCTTACAAGCACTGTGGGAGCAGCTTGACCTTCCCTCACCCACCAGAGCGCAATATGCAATTGCTGATTACCTTCAACACGGTCCAAAGCGTCTTCAAGTCCAGGCATTTCGGGGAGTTGGTAAGAGCTGGATTACTGGTGCTTTTGTTCTTTGGACTCTATTTATTAACCCCGAAAAAAAGATAATGATTATCTCGGCATCTAAAGAACGTGCCGACAACATGTCAATCTTTCTACAAAAACTAATCATTGAAACTCCTTGGCTTAATCATCTGCGTCCTAAATCTGATGACGCCCGCTGGTCTCGTATCTCATTTGATGTTAATTGCTCACCACACCAAGCGCCTAGCGTTAAATCAGTCGGTATTACTGGTCAACTTACTGGCAGCCGTGCTGACTTGATGGTCCTTGATGATATTGAAGTTCCCGGTAACTCCATGACAGAGTTTATGCGCGAGAAACTTCTACAACTTTGTACTGAAGCAGAATCTATTCTTACTCCGAAAGATGATAGTAGAATTATGTATCTGGGTACACCTCAGACATCCTTCACCGTCTATAAAAAGCTCGCCGAGCGTAATTACAAGCAATTCGTCTGGCCTGCTCGTATCCCAAAAAAACTCGCAGCCTACGAAGGTTTTATTGCCCCTCAGTTGCAAGCCGATATTGATAATGGAGCCCAAGCCTGGGAAGTAACTGACCCAGATCGCTTTGGTGATGAAGACCTATTAGCTCGCGAAGCTTCGATGGGTCACAGCAACTTCATGTTGCAGTTCCAACTAGATACAACCCTTAGTGATGCAGAAAAGTTTCCTCTCAAATGTGCTGATCTGGTTGTTACCTCTGTTAATCCTGCCACTGCTCCTGATTCAGTCGTTTGGTGTTCAGACCCCAAAAACGTCCTTAAAGAACTCCCAATTGTTGGTTTACCTGGAGATTATTTCTATTCTCCAATGCAACTACAAGGTGACTGGAATCCTTACAGCGAAACAATCTGCAGCATCGATCCATCGGGTCGTGGAACAGATGAAACAGCAGCAGCTTATATCTCCCAACGAAACGGTTTCCTGTACGTGCACGAGATGCGAGCTTACAGAGATGGATACAGTGATCAAACACTCCTGGACATACTAAAAGGATGTAACAAATTTAATGTCACGAAACTCGTTATTGAAACTAATTTTGGCGATGGCATTGTTGCTGAACTGTTCAAGAAACATATCGTTCAGGGCAGACAAGCCATTGACGTCGAAGAGGTCCGTGCCAATGTGCGTAAGGAAGACAGAATCATTGATTCGCTTGAACCTATACTCAACCAACACCGCCTTGTATTAGACAAAAATGTAGTTCTTTGGGACTTTAACTCTAACCCAGATGAAGCACCAGAGAAACGATTGCAGTACATGCTGTTCTATCAGATGTCTCGTATGTGTAGAGACAAAGGCGCAGTTCGTCATGACGACAGAATTGACTGCCTAGCTCAAGGTGTTAAGTACTTTACCGATGCAATGTCAATTAGTGCTGACTTACTTGTTAAAGACAGAAAGCTTGAAGACTTCCTACACATGCAACAAGAATGGTTAGATGACCCTCAAGCAGCCTGTAATCATATGGTCTTAGGCATGAATTTAGAACAACGACAACAAGCCAACGGTCAAAACGTAGACAAATCAGTCCCTAACTGGGTTTCCAGCTAACGACGGGTCTATACAGGGAGAAGGGTGGACTCCTTGTACTTGGAGTAGGTAAACAAAAGACAACCTACTCCTTTTACCTATGTTCCCTTTTTGAACATATTAAAATACTTTCTTTTACTTGGTTCCAGCATGGTTAAACCTGAACATACGTATAATAATAATAATCTTATTGTACTATATCAACGTATGATATCTGGTCCCCACTACTTCACTGTTTACTATAAAAATAAATCACAACTAGTAACCACAGTGAAACAAATGAAACAGATATTAGGTTCAGCTAGATTCCTTCAGTCATCCAAAGACTTGTATGAATGGATGGAACAACTAATCACTAAAGCTATACCAGTCGTTGATTCTAAACTAAAGGACAAAATTAAAAAAGAAGGGTTCGGTCCTGAAGCACATCAGGAAGAAGAACCAACCGATAATACTATGATGATAACCTAATGGAACTTGATCCAATTAAAATCGTTAAATGTAAAACTTGTGGTGTTGACGTTAAAGTAAATGCAAATTATCCCATTTCTGAAGTCGAGTGCCGCCCCTGGTATTGCCCAGTACATGCGGAAAAGCCGCCTAAAACGGATTAAAGAAGCTTTGTTGGTCAATAATTGGCCTGTTTTATCTCCAAATGAGGTAGATGAGGCCAATCGTCGCCAATTAGTGGCACAATTGACTGGTCAAAAAAAATAACATAAATTTCTTTGGGCATATATTACGTTGGCCCAGGGCCGCAGACCCCGTATGGGGTCATGGATTTGCACGCTAGTTATGCAAACTAACGCGCGCGACTCGATATCACCGCGCATGTGCGCCCGCACGCGGTAAAACTGATCGCGCCTGTAGTATTTCTACTGGTCTGTTTCACGTGATCTGTCCGCCGGTCAATTGGACAACTGTCACATGTTGGTTGACAGGCTGCCGAAACTCTGCTAGACCTTGGTCATCAATCAGCAACGACGGCTCTGGCCCAGTTGATTGCATCCGGTCTTAGTAAACCTGAACATCAGGAGCTGAACAGACCACCTGCCTCACCAATGCTTCCACTACGGTAGGCAAGCTCAGCACCTTGACAACTGAATAAGCGCAGCGGTAGTGGAGCACCACTAGACGACGACCACCGGCATGGGTTTCTGACCGGGAGGCTGCGGCAGATGGCACACGATCATGTGTCCTTCGCTACACTATGCCAGCACGGCAAGTGCACACAGTACAGCTGTACTACACTTATTCATGCAGCTACTGTGCAGGGTGCGATTCCCGCGGGCTGGCCTGGCTGCGAACCTACATCAGGGACGCAGCACCTTTCCACTTAGTCAACAATTAATGGATTTTTTCATTCGTGTCCCATCAAGAACGTCTGAGTGTGTTGAGTGTATGTGGGTTGATCCTATTCGCGCTGTGGTTCAAGTTGCCTACAACAAAGGCAACATCTACGAATACACACATGTGTCACGTAGGGCAATCCTCAATCTTCTATCACAATCACGTATGTCGCTAGGTTTCTGGGTTAATCATAACCTGTTGCCTTATGACTGCAAAACAAGAGTGTTCGGTGAATGTAATAGTTTGCCGGCTGTCTTTGCTTCTTCAATGCCAATCACGGACGCATGATCTTTTTCATTCTTCCTTTCATTCTCGCTGGTGATGTCATCGGCGAGAACGATGCAGGGTATATCGCCCAATGCATCAAATCAGGTTTCATTCTACCTATCACGGACTGATGACCATGGATCAATTTGATCGCCAAGAAGTTGAACGCTTGACTTTCAGCTATGTCTACGCTGCAAAGCATTCAGACAGATTCTACCGCTCAATTCTCACAGATAGGCTGCATGCTTATGGCGTGAGTTCTGAGTTACTAGATCAAGTCTGGGATTTACTTAATCCTTCCACATAGGTAGCTATGCGAGTTCACATCACGGCCAGATCTTCCAACAAGAAGACTGGTCCGATTCCTGTCACCACCACAGAACAGGGATCCTGTCCGACAACCTGCCCGTTCTACGGCAAAGGTTGTTATGCAAAGTCCGGGCCACTTGCGCTTCATTGGCGCAAGGTTTCATCCGGCGAACGTGGCACAGACTGGCAAGGTCTCTGCGATTTTGTTGGTTCTCTGCCTGATCGCCAGCTATGGCGTCACAACCAAGCTGGTGATATGCCTCACGTGTTTGGTGATATCGACCATGCCAAGGTTGCACACTTAGTTGTTGCTAACACTGGCAAACGTGGATATACCTACACACATCACGTTCTCAACAAACACAATGTGACTATTCTGCGGCGTGCCAATCGCCAAGGATTCACAATCAATGCAAGCACAGAATCACTCAATGCGGCGGACGCTGCCATTAATCAGGGATTGCCTGCTGTTTGTGTTGTGCCTAACAATCAACCTGTGCCTAAGGTATCACCTGCCGGTAATAAGGTTGTTGTTTGTCCTGCACAGGAACGTGACATCTCATGTGCTGAGTGTAAGTTATGCAGCGTTGCTAATCGCACTTGCATTGTTGCATTCAAAGCACATGGATCTGCTTCCAAGACTGTTAACAGCTTGGTTTCTGATTCTCTTAATTAACCCTTCCACTAAGGTAGTCCTTAGCGGTGGGTTTCCTAAGGGATTCATCCCTTGTCCTTTCCTTCCACCTTCCATGCTCAACATCCACTATCAACAGACCGAGGATTCAAAAGTCCAGGTTCAAACCTGTTATGTGCAGGATCGTAAATACCTTTACGAGACACTTCTCAACAAGGGTTACATCATCGTTGGAGAATCATGAAAACAGGTCAGTACTTAGTGGCATGTCCTGCTCTTAATGAGCGTGAAATAGTCACAGGGATTGAGAGAGCTACCGACATTTGCTACGCCATGCATCACGAAGCTGGTGATTATGCATTTGTTGAGGATTGGCTCGGTTGGACAACAATTGAATACGGAGCAGCTTATGAAGCAAGCTGACATCATTCAGCTGCAAAGACAGGCCGTGGTTGATCACATTC